AACAAGCGTATCAAAAACATCAGACGCAGGTATGAGTGGATATGATAGCGCAAAGGTAGTTTATGATAACACAACTGTGTTTGATTTAACTGTTGCAGGCTCTACTTGGTTTTCCACGTCTTCGACTGCGACTTACGCAGCCTCCAAGCCTTTTACTGGTGGTACATATACTGCTGTAGTTCAAGCAGAATGCATTGCTAAATAAATTATCCATATTATTCATAGGCTTGGCGTCTATAGTTCATGCACATGAAATGACGCCAGCCTATCCAAAGCTAAAACCATCTCACGTTGCTGGCGTTATGAAAGTGCAACTTTCTTTATTTAATCAACGAGAAGACGTTAAATACTACCAAATTGAGTTATTTGATTTAGACTTTAATAGTATGCCATTTTCTTCTACATATAGAATTATGAAAGTTGACCATAAAGAAAGAAGAGACTTTGAGGTGTATATACGCAGATCAGATTTAAATAATCCGTTATACGTTTGCACAATATCTAAGGTTGTTAAATCGCGTGGAACAAGAACGCTGATTTCTTCAAGAATATGCTCAAAAATTAATGGAGGAAACTAAATGAAATATGCGGTTATTTTATCCATAATTGCTGGCGCAGCATGTGCAGAAAGCACAAACCTTGCTTTATCACTGCCTAACCCACCATTAAACTACCAGAGTGACAGATTTAGGGCGGGTAATTTAGATTGTGCTAATGCAGTTGGCGGAGGTATTAATTTAGAATTTGGCGTAACTGGCGTTGTTAATAATGTTGGCGGCACATTTGCCTCATCAGGCAGTATATCCCAAGGCAAGGATATTGGTATATATACAAGAATAGTCATACCACTGGATAAACCAAGATCACGCATTAACTGTGATGACTTATATCAAGTAGAGCTGACACAGCGTAGGCTTGAGATACAGATGCTACGTGATGAGCTTGAGCAACTTAAAAGCCTGCAAGCAAAAGGCAATGAGATGGACTTTGAAAACTAATGGATACAACAAAGATAGCAGATGATATTGATGGCTTGGCTGACCGCCAAATTAAAGCTGGTGGCATGAAACTTACGGCTGGTTCTATCATGGCTATATTTGCATTCTTATCTACTATTGTTGGAGGTTTGTATGGTGGATTTGTACTGTATCAGAAAATTGAAGCTGTAGCTGGGTTGGATATAGAAGCTTATCAGCAAAATATGGATGTAATGGACGCAAAAATTACGGGCATATCTGAAAAGGTAGAAGAAAGCGTAGAATATACCAGAGATATAAAGAATGGCCTGAAAGACGATATACTACGCATAGAGCAACAGACAGATCGCATTGAGGATATGGTGCGTAAATCTGAAGACAAAGTTAGGGACATGATAGATGGTGCGGAGGTACGCTTTGAAAATCAGCGTGAACGTGTTAGAGTTTCCCAAAGTGGTGCAATGAAAGAACTTGAAGAAACTTTGATGGATAAGTTGCAACGCGCATTGGATAACCCGTTAGCAGATTAGGATTATAACATGGATGAGTTTAAAAAATTTGACGTAGATGGCAATGGTAGCATAGACCAAGCCGAGTGGGATCGCATGGCACTTGAGGATAGGCGCTTACGAATGCAAGATGAAGACGCCCAACGTGATGCACAGCGTAAGATGACATGGTACGCCCTGTCAGGTATGCTCTTATACCCCTTTGCGGTCATCTTGGCAGATGTATTTAGTTTAACTGAAGCCGCCAGAATATTAGGCTCAATGGCTTCAATTTACTTTGTATCTGTTGCTGGCATAGTGTCAGTATTCTTTGGTGCAAACGCATTAGCGAAAGGTAAACAAAATGATGAGTCTCGTAAGTAATTTAATAGGCCCTGTTTCTGGCCTGTTAGACAAAGTTATAGAAGATAAAGATCAGAAAGCACAGTTGGCTCACGAAATAGCCACCATGTCTGATAACCATGCCCAACAAGCATTAATGGGTCAATTAGAAATAAACAAAGCTGAAGCTGCATCTGGCTCTATATTTAAGGGCGGATGGCGTCCATTTATCGGTTGGGTATGTGGTGTAGCCTTTGCTTACCACTTTGTATTGCAGCCATTGATCGTGTTTGGTGTAACTGCTGCTGGCGTTGATATACCAGAGCTACCAGAGTTTGATATGGGTTCACTTATGACTGTGATGATGGGTATGCTCGGATTGGGCGGCATGAGGTCGATAGAAAAACTGAAGAAAATTGAGAAATAGGAGATAGATAATGGCAAATTCATTATACGGAAATATTGCAAAGAAACGTAAGCGTATTGCGGCTGGTAGCGGCGAGAAGATGCGTAAGCCCGGTACAAAAGGCGCGCCAACTGCAAGTGCATTTAAAAAAGCAGCTAAAACTGCCAAGAAAAAGAAGAAATAACATGAGTGAAGCAATGAAAAAGCTCCAAGAGAAAGTTGGCGTTGGTGCTGACGGACATTTTGGAAAGAACACGGCAAAAGCCATCGCAGAGCATTACGAGCTATCTAATGAAAGAGCTGCGCATTTGATGGGTCAGGCAAGCCACGAAAGCGGTCACTGGAAGCACACAAGGGAAAACCTAAATTATAGTGCTGAAAGCATGATGCGTGTGTGGCCTAGCCGCTTCCCTGATTTGGCGTCTTGCGAAGGTTATTCGCGCAACCCATCAGCTCTAGCTAACAAGGTTTATGGCGGTAGAATGGGCAATAACACTGAGACTGATGGTGAAACTTTTATTGGTCGTGGGTTTTTACAATTGACCGGGAAGAACAACTATAGGGCATTCAGTTCTGACATGGGTTTGCCAGATATAATGACAGACCCAGATTTGGTATCCACAGACTATGCGTTTGATACAGCCCTATGGTTCTTCCAAAAAAACAAGTTGTTTGACATTGCAGATAATGGCGTCAACGATGAAATAATTTTGAAGATAACTCGTCGAGTCAATGGTGGATCACACGGCATTGTTGACCGGACAGGCGAAACAAACAAAATCTATGAATGGCTCACATCATAATAATAATATTGGTAGAGCTGGTGAATTTCTGGCTCTATCTAAGTTAGCTTTCGTTGGCATTTCATGCACTCTAGTTCAACACGATATAGATGATGCATACATCAAAACGCCAAGCGGTAAGCTACTGACCCTGCAAATCAAAACAGCAAATACAAAATCAGGAAATCGCAATCAATATAGATGGCATACGAGTTCTGTAGAAGGTAAGAAAAAATCAGACATATATGCGCTGGTGGCTTACGAGATAAACAAAGTTTACTGGGTGCGTGGCGATGATAAGATGATTAAAAAAACATCAACTCGCTTACACCCAGAAGCATTTGGCAATGAAAACGAATTATTAAATCAAGTTATAAATAGCTTTGAAATTTAAATAAACTGCTTGAATATATTATGTGCAGAACATAATGAGATGTGTGGGTAGCGTCGGGCATGAAGCTACCCACACGATATATTATTTCTTCTTAAAGTAAACGTACCGCCAAGACTTAGCGCCGGGGTTGCCGATAATTGGCGTGGTTCGCTTGCTTACACGATCCACAAGCTTGCCTTTATACATAACATTCAGCGTCCACGCTAAATCTGATACAGATAGACCAGTGCCATTCGAAACCATAGTTGTCGTGTATTCGCCGCCACGATTAACATACTTCAATATCTGATCATATTTCTTTTGCGGTATTGGCTTGATGTTTCTCACATCATTGGCGGTCACAAAATTTTTATGCGATGATTTATTAGCAATGACCTGACGCGGCCTGTCACTCCTGTTTAAATTATTTCTGAGGCCAAGCTTGATTTGCTTTTTTTCAAACGTGTAGAGCAAGTGACCATACATCATCTCATAGCGAACGCTCTTTGATTGGCCTTTCATGGCTTCTCTGGTTTTTTCGAACGTCGCATAAGCGTAAGGCGTTGCTCTAGATTGTCCAATATCCCCTGCTGCTCTTGCATGAACCAAAGGTAGTAACCACGATTTCGTGTGGGGTCTGGCGTCTTCATGTCTTTGATTATTTCGCGGTTCATCTTTTGCAGACGCCTCACATATTGATGTACTTCTTTCGAACCCATTGCCATTTGTATTCTCCTCAATCATTTTTATTCCAATCTTCAAATTTGCCAGCCTTATCAAGCGCTGGGATTTTTGTGCGTTTGCTGATTTCTTCTGGCGTAATTAAGCCAGTACCAGCGCAATTTTTGCATTCACTTTTTTCATACATA